TTGTTGATTTTGATGATAGAGAACAAGTTTTAGAATATATTGGTAAAATACCTCCCGATGATTTAGCATCGGTTGCATATAAATGGGGAGTTCTTTATGGAAACGCTTTTATAGTGATTGATATAACGGGTGGTATGGGTATTGCAACTTCAAGAAAGTTACAAGAAATGAATTATAAGAATTTATACATTGACGGTATTAACACTCAGAATATTTGGGAATACAATAAGAAATCAATGGAGAAAATACCGGGATTAAATTTCAATAACAAAAGAACCCAAATTGTTGCCGCATTTGAGGAACAGGTTAGAAAAGGATTTGCAATTAGGTCAAATAGGTTATTAAATGAACTTAATACATTTGTTTATATCAATGGTAGACCTGACCATATGAAGGGTGCTCACGATGACGCTATTATGAGTATGTCGATGGCTTTGTACGCTGGTGACATATGTTTCAATCAATTAGAGAGAAATGAATCTAAAAATAAAGCAATGTTAGATTCGTGGATGTTATCTGAAAGAACATACGAACCAAACAAATCGTTTTATTCATATGGTAGTACTTTTGACCAAATAGGTTCAATGGGTATGGATAATCCTTCGTATAGACAGAATAATATGTCTAACGCCCCAAGAGAGGCTTATGCCGAATATTCTTGGTTATTCGGTAAAAGAAAATAAACTACTATTTTTAAATAAAAAAGTTTATATTGTAAAGAAAACTATTTATATACAATGGCAGACCAAAATTTAACAGTATTTCAGAAATTAACAAGAATGTTTGGATTTCCAGGTCAAACAAGACCTGAAGATGCACCATCTTTTAATTTTAGTAAAGACGAACTTTTAAAGACGGACAATAGGGAAGAGTTTGAAAAAGCGATGTTACAGGCTCAACAAAGTTCGTACATTGCAGACAAATTCGCAAAATTAGACCAATCTTTATATAATCAATCCGTTTATTACGAACCAAATCGTTTAGCAGCTTATTACGATTATGAGTCGATGGAATTTACTCCTGAAATATCAGCAGCATTAGACATCTATGCTGAAGAATCTACAACCCTCTCAGAAAAGGGTGAATTATTAACGATTTATTCTGAGTCAGATAGAATCAAATCAATCTTAGAAGATTTATTTAAAGAAAAATTAGATATAAATACGAATCTACAAATGTGGACTCGTGGATTATGTAAGTACGGTGATAACTTTGTTTATTTAAAAGTAGATCCTGAAAAAGGTATTATTGGTTGTCAACAATTACCGAATATTGAAATAGAAAGGATTGAGGGTGCATCAAGTAAAACACCAACTCACAATATTGATATAAAGGTACCAACTAGAGAATTACGTTTCACTTGGAAAAATAAAGATATGGAATTTCAATCATGGGAAATTGCACACTTTAGATTATTAGGTGACGATAGAAAACTCCCATATGGTACTTCTATGTTAGATAAGATTAGAAGAATTTGGAAACAATTACTTCTTGCTGAAGATGCTATGTTAATTTACAGAACATCAAGAGCACCTGAAAGACGTGTATTCAAAGTATTTGTTGGTAATATGGACGATAAGGACATTGAACCATATGTACAACGTGTTGCAAATAAATTCAAAAGAGACCAAGTTGTTGATAGTAGAAATGGTCAAGTAGATATGAGATATAATCAAATGGCGGTAGACCAAGATTATTTCATTCCTGTTCGTGACCCATCACAAACTAATCCAATCGAAACTTTACCCGGTGCACAGAATTTGGGTGAAATTGCTGATATTGAATATATCCAAAAGAAATTACTTGCGGCGTTACGTATACCGAAAGCATTCTTAGGTTTTGAAGAAGTGGTTGGTGAAGGTAAGACACTTGCATTAATGGATATTCGTTTTGCAAGGACTATCAATAGAATTCAAAAATCATTAATTCAAGAATTAAATAAAATTGCTTTAGTTCACTTATACCTATTAGGTTTAGAAGATGAATTAAGTAATTTTGAACTATCGTTAACTAATCCTTCGGCTCAATCTGATTTATTACGTATTGAAACTTGGAAAGAAAAGGTTACATTATATAAAGACGCAACATCTGACCAATCTCAGGTTGGTATTCTACCAGTTTCTCATACTTGGGCTAAGAAAAACATTTTAGGGTTTAGTGATTCTGAAGTTATATTAGATTTACAACAACAACGTTTAGAACGTGCAATGGGATTTGAATTAACTAATACACAGAACATTATTAAACGTTCAGGTATTTTTGATGATGTTGACGCTAAATACGGAATACCAGAAGAAGAAAGAGAAAAGGCCATGGAGGCTGGTTCAGGTGAAGGTGGAGGAATGGATATGGGAGGAGCACCGCCACCACCATCAGGAGGAGGTGGTTCTGAAGGTGGAGAGGCACCATTATCAGAATCAAGAAAATCAAAAATATTAGGTATGTTAGGTGAAGAAGATTTAAGTTTTGAACACTTATTTGACATGAAGAAGGCACAACAGAATATTTATGAAATAGAAAATAAAATAAAAGACATTTTAAACGATTAAAAATGAACAAAATAGGGGTAATTAAGACCAAAATTTTAAAGAAACTTACAGAATCATATTCATCTCAAAATAAAACTGAAATGAAGTCAATTCTTAGTACTATTAAAGAAAATAAAGATTTTAAGGAAATGTATTTGTTTTATGAAGAAATTGAAAACAAATATTTTGAAGATAAAGAAGTTGCTAAATTGTATGTGGAAGAATTAAATTCCATATTAAAATCAAAATCGAGTAATTTAAAATCAATCTGTGATTCTCTTAATGAAAAATTAGGAGACGTTGAAATCAATGAAAATGAGTTGTATGCAACATTGGATACTTTATTAGAAAACGAAACATTAAACAACATTGATAGAAAAGTAATTGCAAAAAAGAAATTAGTAGAACATTTAACAACAAAAAAAGAAATCAAAGAATCTGAAAAATCAACATATTCTGCAAATGAAAATCTTCTACATACAGTTTTAGCAAACAATTTTAATGTACTTTACTCAAATACTTTAAACGAATCACAAAAAGAAGAATTAAAAACTATCTTATCCATGTCATCTGACGATTTAATTAATAAGACAACGGAATTAAAAGAATCTATTTTAAATCAAGTGGAAACAATATTGACAGAGTCAAAAGATGTGGAATTTAACACTAAATTGAACTCAGTTAAAAATGAGGTTCAATCAATGGATACCTCCAAAATTAATTATTACAGATTAACTGAATTAAAAAATGGTCTTAATTAAGACCATTTTTTATTTGTTGAACATAGACAGCTTTTAAAACTTCTTTTCTTCTTTTAACCGAGGGTTTAACAAACTCTTGTCTCTCCCTTAATTTTTGAATTTGCTTAGTCTTTTGAACTTTTTGTTTATAAGTTCTTAGAGCACTTTCTATGTTTTTTTCTTTTGAGACGTTAATTATTATCATAAAATATAAGTATATCATAAATATATGAAAAAATTTTGGTTTTGTGATTAATTTTAGTTATTTTTTATTAACACCATAAAATAAAGATAATATGAAAAATTAATGAAAACAGGAAAATATATTCCTTTAGGGGAATATAACGATGTTAAAATCGGTTACGGAACGGTAGATTTTAAAAATTTAAAAACAATCTACTTAAAATTGAACTCTTGGTTGCAACCAGAAAATGAAACGGATGATTTTGACCACGTGATATGTAGGTCAAGAAGAAAAATAAAGGAAATAGTATATAATTTAAAAGCACCTTATTTTAAACAACAGTCAATAGTAGATTTAGATATAAGAACTAAAGGAATTAAATTAGAAAAAAGGTCATTCATGAATTTAGAAGTCACATTGTATGTTGATAATCAATTCGATGTGAAATCAAAAGAATTAAAAAATACGGTAAAAAGACTTATTGAAGATATAGTTGACTTGGGTTTACAAGAGAAAAAACTATTCAATTTTTACAAAACCAAAAAATAATACGGATTCTAATGTATTTATAGAAATATTAATCTATAAATGAAAATATTAGGTCCAAACGAAACGGGGAAAGGTATACTGATAGAATATGACGCAGGACATGTTTCTCCCGATGAAAACAAACAAGTATTAAAAGAGGCGAAGGATATGGACTTTTCACAAGACCTTATCCTTTATGCCGTTTTACAAAAATACGATACTCCAAATAAGAACGGAAGGATATATCCTGAAACGTTACTTAAAAAAGAAAACGAAAAATACCAATCACTTATTAAGAAGGGAAGTGCGTTAAACGAATTAAACCACCCTTCGTCTTCACTTATCGATTTAGATAGAGTCTCACATTCAATTCTTGAAACTTGGTGGGACGGTAAAATCCTTATGGGTAAAATCAAACTATTCACTTCACCAGGTTGGAGGAAAATGGGTATTGTATCTACTAAAGGAGATCAAGCTGCAATGTTATTAATGAATGGCGCAACTTTAGGTATATCATCTAGAGGTGTCGGTTCATTGAAAAGTGTTAGAGGTCAAAATATCGTACAAGACGATTTTGAATTAGTTTGTTTTGACTTAGTATCATCTCCATCTACACCTGGAGCTTACATTTTTACAGACCCATCTGAGAGAGACCAATACCAAGAAGGTATAGAAGAAAAACCTGCATTGGACGACAGAATGAAAAAATTGATGGGTGGATTAGATAAATTTTTATCCAAATAATCAATTTTATAGGGCTCGGAATATTAAAAACTAAATTTTTATCAAAAACTAAGTATTTATATTAAAATAAAACAGCACAAATGAGCGAAAAATCTATTTTAGAACAAGCGTTACTTCAAGTACAAAATCTTGAGGAAGCAGTAAAGCAAAATGCAAAGGGTATACTTGCTTCAACTATGAAGGAAGAACTAAATCAATTGCTTAAAGAATCAGAAATGGAAGAAGAGGAAGAAACATCAACCGATGTTGATCCTAAAGAAGAGGAAGAAAACGATATGTCAGAACAACCTGAAGATGAAGCGGATGACGCTGAATCAGATGACGATTCTGAAAATGTAGATGACCTCGATAATGAAGACCCAAGTAAAGACATCGATTCATTAGACTCAGAAGTTGGTGGTGAAGACATGCCAGCTTTCGACGAAATGGGAGACGACTCATCATTAGATGATATGTCTGCCGACGACGATATGGGAATGGACGATGATGTTATGGACATGACAGGTGCATCTGATGAAGAAGTACTTAAAATTTTCAAAGCTATGAAACCTGAAGATGGTATCGTAGTTAAGAAAGATGGAGATAACGTAGAACTTGATTTGGGCGATGACGAGTATATCATCAAATTAGATGGAGAAGATGATCTTGACGAAGAATCAGTTCCAATGGCAGACGAAATGAGTCCAGAAATGGGTGAAATGGGTTCTGAGGAAGGTGAAGAAGAAGAGACCATTTACGAAATCGAATTGGGTGATGAAGATGACGCTGACTCTGAAAAAGTAGAAGCTACTGAAGAAGAGGAAGAAGAATCTAAAGAAATTGAAGCTACCGAAGCAGCTAGAACTCAAGCTAACGATGTTAGAGGTGAGGGTCCACGTCAAGGTATGAAATTCAAGGCTGGACGTCCGGAACTAAATGAAGAAGTTGAGACATTGAAAAAACAAAATGCTGAATATAAAAAGGCGTTAGTTCTTTTCAAAGAAAAACTTAATGAGGTTGCGGTGTTTAACGCAAACTTAGCTTACGCTACTCGTCTGTTCACTGAGCATTCGACAACAAAACAGGAGAAATTGAACATATTAAAGAGATTTGATTCAGTTTCGACTATGAATGAGTCAAAAGGCTTATTTAATACAATTAAATCTGAATTAGGAACTAAAAAACCAGTAACTGAGTCAGTAGTTGAAAAAATCTCTAACACTCCATCAACATCTTCTTCTCAAGAAGTTTTATCTGAGTCAAAAGCTTATGAAGCACCTCAGTTCAAGAGAATGAGAGATTTAATGAGTAAAATAAAATAATAAATAAAAAAAACAAAAACCAAATATTTTAAAATGGGAGCATTATTAGAATCAGGTATGGTAGGTAACATCGGTCTTAAGCACCTTCGTGTTATCAAAGAAGATACCATCAAAAAATGGGATGACTTAGGCTTTTTAGAAGGTCTTGACGGTCACCAAAAAGATAACATCGCGCAATTGTATGAAAACCAAGCGTCACACTTAATCAACGAAGCAGCTACAACTGATGCTTCAGGTTCTTTTGAGACTGTAGTTTTCCCAATTATCCGTCGTGTATTCTCTAAATTATTAGCAAACGACATCGTTTCAGTACAAGCAATGAACTTACCAATTGGTAAATTGTTCTTCTTTATCCCTAAAATCTCTGAAAGAGATGGTGGTACAGATCACAGAGCACCTTATGGTTTCCCTAACGCTGGTGGTAACGGTGATTTCACTGGTAAAAACCTTTACGATCGTTTCTATGAAGCGTCTGACGCAAACGACCAAGGTTTATTTGACTACTCTAAAGGTAAATTCTCTTCTGAGCCTTTAACTATTGTAGACTTAGTAACATTCTCAAACGGTGTTCCAGGTGTAGCAAGTGCTATCGCAACAGGTGAGACTGCTTCAAGTGTAATCTTGAAAATCTCTGGTTTCACTGCAGCTGGTGCTGGTAAATTAGTAGGTCCTGCAGGTAACGAAATGGATACTGAAGAATTTTTAGCTTCATTAGTAGTTTCTTGTAACCAAGTTAGTGGTCACACTGCAAATTTCGCAGCATTACCATTTAACATCGTAACTCAAAAATACGGTAAAGGTATCGTTGAGTATGGTGCAAAGGCTGCTGGTACAACTGGTAGTTTCTACGACGTGTGTGATGCTGAAGGTATCATCTACGTAAGTGTTGATTTAGAAGCATATGATGCTACTGCAGGTTTCTCTGGTTACGCAGTAACTGGTTCTCCTTTAGCAAAAACTGACTTCGCAGCTACTTACCGTTTATACGAATCATTAGAATTCGAAGAAGAAATCGGTGAAGTAACTTTTGATTTACAATCAGTAACAGTTTCTGTAACTGAAAGAAAATTAAGAGCTAGCTGGTCTCCTGAATTAGCTCAAGACGTTAGTGCATTCCACAACATCGATGCTGAAGCTGAATTAACAGCTTTATTATCTGAGCAAATCGCAGCAGAAATCGACCGTGAAATTTTACGTGACTTACGTAAAGGTGCGGCTTGGAAAGCTAAGTGGGACTACAACGAGTGGAAATACGGTAACAACGGTAATTCATTCGCTGGTTACACTCAAAAAGACTGGAACCAAACATTAATCACTAAGATTAATCAAATTTCAGCTCAAATCCACAAAACTACTTTGAGAGGTGGTGCTAACTGGATTGTTGTATCTTCAGAAGTTTCTGCAGTATTCGATGATTTAGAGTATTTCCACGTATCAAATGCTCATCCTGAACAAGATTCATACAACATGGGTATTGAGAAAGTAGGTACACTTGCTGGACGTTATCAAGTATACCGTGATCCATATTTACCAGCTGGTAAAATCTTAATTGGACACAAAGGTAAATCATTATTGGACGCTGGTTACATCTACGCTCCGTATGTACCTTTACAATTAACTCCAACAATGTACAATCCATTTAACTTCACTCCAATCAAGGGTATCATGACTAGATACGCTAAGAAAATGGTTAACAACCGTTACTTTGGTGTGATTGATGTACATGGTTTAGCTACATTTAGCTTAGACACTTTAAGATAATCTTAAATGTATAATATGAAAGACCCCCGAGAAATCGGGGGTTTTTTATTTTTGGTATATTCCAGAAAATTATTTATATTTGCATTATGGGTGAAGTGGACTATAGTAAATTAAGATTGGATGTCCTTGAAAAAATGATATACTCAAGAGGTATTGAGTGTAAAATGAAAAAGGACGAAATGATTAAGATATTAAAATTAGACGACGAAGGAAAATACGTCCCACCAATGAATGCTACTACATATGAAAAGTCCGATGGGGGATTCAATGTAGGTATTGATATTAGAAATCAATCTGATTTAGTTCAGATTGGAAAATTAATAGAAAAAAAAGAGGCTAAATCCCTTAATAGATATTCCGATAATCGATTATGGTATTGGTCAAAAGGTAAATTAATATGAATTGGATTGAATATTTCTTAAACATTGCGGAACAGGTTAAACTTAAATCAAAAGACCAATCTACACAGATAGGTGCAGTTATCGTAGGAATCGATAATGAGGTCCTTTCTACGGGTTATAATTCGTTTCCAAGGGGAATGGACGATTCTAAACAAGAACGTCAGGAAAGACCTGAAAAATACTTCTGGTTCGAACATGCAGAACGTAACGCTATTTATAATGCTGCTCGTGTAGGAACACCCTTAAAAAATTCTACAATATATCTTACTTCAGGATTACCATGTATGGACTGTGCTAGAGGTATCGTGAATAGTGGAATCAAAACTGTTTACTGTAAAGAGGTATGTACCACAAAAAATAAGGAGAAGTGGGATGAATCTCAAAAGAAATCTCTCCAACTCCTCCTTGAATGTGGGGTTGATGTGAAATATTATTAATTACCAAGTTCTACAAGCCCAATATCTTGGTTTCCAACGAGGACCTGGATTTGAACAATTATGTCTAGCTCTAAACGATTTACGTCTCTTAGGATTATTTTTCTTAATAACCATTCTTTTTCCTTTCGCAGATTTACCTCCGAAACCGAAATTTACTTTAACCACCTTACCCTTGTCGTTCTTGACGTACACTTTAAACTTTTTAACATCACCTTGCATGATTTTTCCAAGTTGAACTTTACGTCCTTGATATTCGGCCTCTTGTAATAATCCATAAGCTTCGAATTCAGTACTTTCTATTGAACCAAATTCATCCTCATAAATCAAAACAGGAGTTTCTTCGTTATATTCGAACAATCTTTTAAATTGGTCTTCACTTATCTGTATAATTAATTTTTTTTCCATACTTTCATTATAATGTGTCATTGTGGGTTTATTACCCTTACCAACCTTAGGGTCTTTTTTTTCGGCTCTCCTTTTTTGTGATGTCATTGCTTTCTTCTCTTTTTTACTGTAAGATGAGGCAACTTTTGGAGTGTCTTTAGAAACTTTCTTAGAAGGTCTACATTTTGGATATGATTTACCGTCAGCGTCTTTTCTACCACACGGTGGATGTTTACCCTTAACTTTTTTACTAACATCTACCCATTTCTCCTTAAACCATCGTCTAAGGTCTTCTTTTAAAACCTCACCTGATTGGATGGATTCTTCGATGTATTCTTTGTCTTCTTTTGAAACGATAATTTTCATATTATTAAATATTTCCTAAACCCATATCATCCATGAACTTTTTATGTGATTTTTTGTAAGATGATTGAGTTTCGTCATTTGAATTCTTAGTATACTGCCAATTCCAATATAAATTTTTATTTGGTTTAAAACCATAAAATTCATGAACTTTCATTTGTACTTTGGTCACTTCTTCTCCATTCCAGTTTTGTCCCACACAAATAAACCCAGTCTCAATATCTTCAACAACGTTCTTTTCACCTAACGACGAGTGTCTATTTTCAATCCAAGTTAATCGTTCAATTAGATTTTGATACACCATATTGGTTTGACCCCATCTTATTGAACCGAAGAATATAACAGCATCACTCTCAAATAATTCTTTTGATATTTTCCAAAGTTCATCAGACTTATTGTTAAAACTAGCCCAACATCTATGATAACCCGATGGATTCTTTTTATCGTCATCAAGTAGTGATTTCTTAACACCACAACTGTTACCATCTTTTCTTGAAACATTACCCTCACAAGGGAATATTTTCAATTCAGATACATCAATTAGAGTTGCATTATCACCAAGTTCTTCTTTTAGATATGTGGCAATAATTTTTGATTTTGGTATGTCTACGTTTTTTTCATCCCAATTAAATCTATTGGAACAACTTAATAAAAGAACTTTCTTTTTATTTTTTAAAATAGAAAGGGTATCCTTTAGTTTTTTAGTCCCGTTATCCTGAACTAAATCTTCTAAAAGCATCATTTTTCTAATTTTAGATACCTCTTCTTGTAGTATTTTAGACATATTATTTACATTTTCTCCATCCACCACCTTTAGCTTTGTAATTTTTTGCCGCCCAACCATTAGCATATGCAGATGGATAAACGTCAAATTTTCTTTTAGCTGCAGCTTTAGACGCGGCCCATTTTGATGGATCAGTTGGACAGTTTTTACTCTCATCTATTTCCATTGCTTCATACATTTCCTTTTCTGACTCATTTTCACCTTCTTTTTTCTTATTGATGGCAATTGCCGCTTGTTGAGCAGATGATGAAGCTTCTTTAATAGATTTATTTTTAGGTACACAATTTGGTACCATTTTTCCATTTTTTTTCTTACCCCCAACTTGTTTGTATCCTTCCCAACAAGATTCGTTAATTTCTTCTCCTTCTTTTTTAGTTTCATTCATAAAGAAGTCAAAAACTTGGTCCATATTGTTCTTAGCCTCAGATACGTGGTCATCCGCCCAATCATGACCATTTTTAATAATTTGGTCTAACTCTTGCGGGTCCATTTTTAACAACATCTCACATTGTCTGTGTATTTGTTGTAGATTACTGAAAAACATGTAATTTTCAGTTGACTCATTCTCTTTGATAACCCTGTTTAGGTGTTTTTTTATAATTTCCTCTATTTTCATAATATATAAATATTTTTACTTTTCAGATAAGATTTCAAATTTAATATGTTCATCATAGTATATCTCCTCGGTATGAGTCTTACCTTTTAATTCTATAAAATATTCTCTTGGCACATATATTGAAGTATCTAATGTGAATGAATTTTCATTAGTTGTGTCTAATTTAGTCCAATCGTGAACTATTACATCGGTTCTACCCTCTTTAATAAACATTCGATAATAAACATCGTCAAATAATTGTGTTTTAGGATAATCGATTGATCTGAATGTAACCACAACTTTTCGTTTATCACCTCTCTTAACTTTTTCACCTTGTTTTATTCCAAAGTATTGTATTGAATATCTTAGCAACTCTGTTTGATTTTCACCAACGGTAAATAACGAGGTATAAGGATAAGGTATGAATTTTTGTATAACGTTGCTAATCGACACACCGTCTAATGATAATCCTTTCCATTTATCAAAAAAGAATCTCTTACCATCACAAAGAACCCCGTCTATCCCAAAAGTAACCTTATAAACACCTTTCTTTACGTGTGTGGTAGTTAGACCCGTTAATCCTGCAATAGGGGTGTTAGTACTATCTAAAATGTCAACTGTGGGTAGTGTGTCTAAGTTATAGAAGTTAGTTCCTTTGGTCACATATAGATATAAATTTTGTTGAACCTTTTCTATGAAATTTAAACGATTGTCTTGTATCATATCATCGAAGAATGTTTCAACATATGGTTCAAAAAATGTTTGTGTGTATTTTGTGAAAAATGATACAGATTGGTCAACTTCTGGTGAAAGGTCTTCATATAACAATGCAAACGCTAAACCTAAACCATGATTAGTCTCTCCATCTAAAATATCATTTACGTAATCGGTGATGTCGACATTAATGTCTTCATTACCATTATCAAAATGTATTGTGGTTATAATATTTGGTGAGGTAGAATAAACCCCCTCACTTGACCATTCTTGTAATGTGGTACGATTAAACCAGTTAGATGGTCTTTCATCAAATGTTTTATTTCCCGTGGTGAAATCGTACCCCCCATCTTCGTAATCAAAACCTAAACCTTCGTCCCAAAATTCGGGTACTTTGAAAACAATTAAATCAAAAGAATTAGTTCTTTCCCTACCGGTACCTCTTTTTGCACCTAAAAAAGTCTCATCACCAAATATGCAATTAGTTAAATGTAAGGTGTGTCTCGTATTTGAATTTAAGATATACTCCGAATTTTCAATTTTATTCTTAAGTTCTGTAAAATCTACTTTAAATAAGAATTTAGAAAAACTCGAACCATAGAAAATTTCGGTTGTTGGGTTTTTAGCAGTGTTAACCTGAGAATTTTTAATAATCGTATTATTTTTCTCAAAATATGAACGGAAATATGACATCTTTTTTTATTTATAAATATCAAATTAATTGATTCTGATACTCTTATTTAAAATGTCATTCTCTAAATTGTTAATTAACTGTTTTAAAGCCTCTCCTTGTGGGTAATCACTTTGACCTTCGATTGATTTGTTTATATTATGTACGTGGGTGTAAATAACATTTACCATAGACCTAAGAACGGTGATTAATTTTTCACCTCTAACGGTTGCATATGTGTTTGGGTCTATGTGTTTAACATAATCTTCCTGAGTGTATTCGTATTTGTCTAAACCTTCAAAATCAATTGGTGTATCAGTACTAATGTCATCAGTAGATAAAAAATATAGATTGTCAGCGGTTACTGCTGCAAACGTTTGTTCTGGCGTATTTTCGTCATATTTTAAAAAATCTTTAATGACTTTTGTTTGTTTAGATGGAGTCTTCATCGTTGTAGATGACCACACTAAACCACTAGATGGACCAACAGAACTTGAAAGTTTTATACTATTTAATATTGTTTTTTTATTATTACTTTGAGTTGTGTTTATTGGGTCTAATGTTAATAAACTAGTTCTAGGTCTAAAATAAAAAGGGTGAACGTCTTCATTATCATAAAGAGGATTATACTCTCTTAGTGATTTATCATGTATTTCAAAAAGAAAATCTCTAACCTCCATATAAACATCTTGTACGGATGTTAATCCTGTAACAGAATATGTAGGAAAAGAATCGTTATTTTCATTAATTAGTTTAAGATATGTTGTAGGTAATGGAGTGGTCTCACTAAAAAAATTAGTCTTTAGAGTGTTACCATATGATTGTTGTACTTTGTAAACATAAAAATCTACAGTAGTTCCTCCAGTTATGGTTAAATTACTTATATCATATTCAACAATATATTTTAAATCTGCAACTTCAAATACTGTGATGGTTTCTTCAGATTTACTTAAAGTCAATTTCTTTGGAAATTTTTTAAGTTGTAATCTAGAATTTTTTCTAGCCATTAATGGAACATCCAAAAGTAATTGTCTGTTTATTTTACTCGCAGCTTCTTTTGATAAAAGTTTACCTCCTCTTAATTGTACTCCATTTTCAGTAAATAAAATATCTGAATTGTTTTTTCCATAAACCGCGAAATCCCTTTCTTTGGCAAAAACGTTTTCAGATTTAGGGTTAATGTATTGTCCTGTGGTATTTCTAATGTCGGGTTTATGTTTAACCATAATACCGTATGTGGTATTTTCGACTTGTTGTGCAAATGTCTGACCATTAAAATCATACATAGTTGTAAATGGTCCTGCAATATACTCTTGGTTTACAGTTTCTTTTTCAGTGTTATATCTTAAAACTTTTACAATTTGTTCAACCTCAGGTATATAGTTAATATTGGAAGGTAAAAATGGTAACGCCACAAATGGATCCTTATCGTCCCATTCCACGTAATCAACCGATCTTTCCTTTTCACCAACGTAGTCATTGTACCCAACACATCTAATTCTACCAATACCCTTTGGGTCAACGTTATCAACACATATAGCAATATCAATTATTTTCATTATCTCTTAACTCTTTTGTTTACTTCTTTTTCGACTTTTTTATATGATTCTTCAATACCATCTAAATGTTTAGATAAATCAAAAATTAATTTTTTTGTCTTCTCATGTTCGTTGTAAAGTATATTAATAACTTCAAATAAATCTCTATTAGACTTATCTTCCACATTATTAATAATGTCAAATAATTTTTCTTTTTCCATATTAACCAGCTCGATTTATTCCTACTAAATTTAACATACCTGGTGGGATAACTGCAACAGTTGGTCCTGCTGGTGCGATAATTGGTATTGGGAAAGCGTTTGTTACTTCAGTTACACCATTTAAATCATGTTCCTCGGTATGTGCAGTTATGGTTGCGTATATTGCTTGAAGAAAATCGTTACTTTCCCCAAAAATTCCACCTGTATTAATACCAGCCGCGTCCATTTTTTCTATTGCCGCAACGTAAGCCCTATCTTCACTAAAACCTTGTCTCAATCCAGCAAACATCAATAAAGGATTTGGTATTTTTAATACCGCTTTCGAGTTTAAAGCTCCTGTTATTGTACTTAAAATTGCATTGAAAATATCAAAACAATTATCAAAACCTGTCTCTAAAACTTTAATAAGTAATGCAATTAATGCGGAAATTATTTTCCAGTATCTTTTGAATTTTTTCTTAATTAAAGTTATTACGAATTCAATCACAAATCTAATAACGTCTGGTTTAACTCTTTTCCAAAATTCACCCAAGAATTTCCAAAACACTTTAGTGATGACTATATCAAAAAACTTCCTAAGTCTTCTCATAAGTTCTTTTGCGTTAGACACAACATAATCTATTCCCGCAACCAAACCTTGTTGTAATTGTTGGACAAACTTATATGCAATAACAATAGGTAAAAATATTTTAGGGGATA